TCAGATACCCAAGGGCCAGCTCCGGGTCAATGATGGTGGTGACCCCATCGGGCATGGTGATGGGGTCTTTGATTAGGTCGGCGATGAAGCGCAGGGTGCTACCCCTCGCCCTATCCTCTTGCCCATGGTCATTCACATCAATCATTTGGTGGCTGGGTTAGGCTGGGGTTGTCCTTACCCCAAACCCAAATGGGGGGATGATATAGGTTCATGGGTAAATCGGGGAATCGTTCCCGTTCCTCTGATGCGTTCCGTAGGTGGGGGAGGATGTCAGCCAACAGGTCAACGCTCACCCCTAGGGAGTAAGCGGCGGCACGGAGGGTGTTGGTGTGCTTGGGGCGGTTCATCGGGTCTTGAGGAAAGGCTTGGCGGCTTCAGTCACCCGCAGGGTGCGGGCCTTGCCTGGTAGGGAGGTGACAAAACCCTTGCGCGCCAAGGCCAGCAGATGCCCAGCCACGGCATTGGTGGATGACAGCCCAGCCGCCTCCATCAGCTCACGGATGGTGGGGGAATACCCGTGGCTGCGGGTCATGTTATCCAAGCACCACAGCACCTTGGCTTGGCGTTCAGTAGGGAGGCGGGTCATTGGTCAATGGAGTAGTTGCCAGGGTCAAGGATTGTGAAGGTGGTTGTGCCGTGGCTCATCCGGCAATATTCCCCACCCCCGTCAATTGCCACCCCTTTGCCCTTCCCTTTGCGGAAACAGACACAGGCTTGGAAATCGTGGACATGGGCAGATTGGAGGATGTCCCCGCATGAGTCGCATTGAATCTTTGCCCCCCAAAAGGGGCCACGCTTGCGGCTGGGCTTGCGCTTGGGCTTCATCGGATGCCATTGAGGATTTGGGTGCGGACGCTGTGCCTGTGCAGGTCGGGCGTGGCCCATCCCTGCGCCCACACAAACCGGGTCACGGTGGTGTGGCTCACCCCTAGGTGCTGGGCAATCTGATGATAGGTGGCCCCGCCATCCAGCATGGGCTTGATGGTGGCCTCCCACCCCTCCCGTGAGTAGCGGAACCCGTGCGGGCCTGCATCGGGCTTTGTGTTGGTTCGCTTGGCCCTCATTTGGCCTTCCCTCCCTTGATGCCGTAGGCCCGTGCCACCCGCTCATCCAACAGATAGTGGGGCATATAGCGGAAATTCTGCTGGGTGCGGGTCTTGAACCGACCCACCTTGCACATCCCCTTTGCAATCCATTCCTTGATGTGGCCCCACGCTGCCCGCTGGGTGATGTCCAATGTGCTGGCGAGCTGGGCGGTGGTAATCCAACCAGGCGGGGCGGTGTCATCGGCCCCAATGTCAGCCTTCAAAGCGGCTAGCCTCCGGGCAATTTCTGCGTGTCTGTCTAGCTTGGCGGTTTTCATGGTGCGTCAAAGGGATTCATATTGGGTGACAACCTTGATTTCCTTGCCCTCCTTGAAGGCTTCAAAGACCCGCCACACCCCCGTGGTGCGGTTAAGGTATCCATAAACCCAACCCTGCCCCCATGTGAGGATGGCCCCTGTGGTCTTGGCGTAATCCATTTTGTCAATGTCCCCGATGCAACCAGCGGAGATGCCAACCGCTCCCCCGTCCTTCTCTATGTTTTCCCGGTGGATGCGGTGCAGGTGACCCATGATTAGACAGCCGCCAGGGGTGCAATAGGTTCGTGCCTCCTCACGCACAGCCTGTTTGCCGGAGCGGAACCCGTGAATAAAGGTGATTGGGCCAAGCCGCCATTTGCCGTGCTTGCGGTTGTAGGGCAGCACCTCCTTGCATCCCACCTTGCGGAGCGTTTCCATCAGCTCATTTTTCCAAATCAGCGCAAGGTCAGACTCCGGCCCGCTGCCCTCTGCCCATTGCAAAATGCGGTCATCGTGGTTGCCAAAGAGGAAAATGGTTGGGCGAGTAGCTTTCAGAAATGCCTTTCCAGCCGCCCGGTCTTTTGCGGTGGTGTCTTGGCGTTCCGCTTGGCTGGCCCCCCTGCGCCATGCCCTCACATCAAAACAGTCACCTAGATGGATGCGGTGGGTGAATGGCTTGCCCATGAACCCCTTGCGGATGTGCCGCACAAGGGCGGCATCAACCTCCGGGTCGGCAATGTCCCCGTGATTGTCCCCAAAGGCAATGAAGGTTTCAATGCGGTCACTCATTTTGGTCAATCTCCTTGGTAGTAACGGCAACAATCACCAGCGTCACAAAGATGCCGGAGATGAAGCCAACAAAGAGGGCGGCAACGGGGTGCATGGTCATCGGGTGCGGCGCAGCTTGGCCTTGACCTTGGAGCGGCTAGGGCGGTTGCGGAGGCGGTGGGGGCGGCTAGGCTTGGGCATTGGCTTGCGGCTCATAGGGCTGCGTAGATGTCTGCCAGCCGCTTCCCAAGCCGGGTGTTGCCAGCGGCATGGGCTAGCCTGGACAGGAACCGCAGCCGCCATTTGGACAGCCGCAGCAGGTGGCGTGGTTTGATTGTGGTGTGCATGGTCAAAAGGGGTTTTCGGCAAAGGCCACGGAATGAAGATGGTTGATTGGCACAAGCAGCATCCTGCTTGCGTTGTCATCCCCACCGACCACCCGCTTGAATCCGTATTGGCCCACGCTCTCAACAGAATAGGCCCAGCGCAGGAAAGCCTTGAGGCGGGGAACGGGCATGACAAAGCAGCCCCGCACATCGTCCCCAACGGTCAGCAGATGCACCCACCAATCAGCCTGGGTGACGGCAATTCCGGATGGCTTACCCCTGCATTCATACTCAAAGCAGACATTCCCGGTTGTCAGCCATTGGTCACGCTCACGCTTCACCTCCACCTTTGCGGCGGGGGTTCCAAGCCACACCAGCCACTCCTCCCCGGCCTTTCCAAACGCCAGGTCAGCGTCAAAGCCGCTTTGCTTGCCTTTGGCCAATGGGCTGGGGAGGCTCACGGTCAGATGATGGCAAGCCGCTTGGCAACGGCGGTGGTCAGCTCCAAATCCTTCCGGCAATAGGCACAGGCGGCGGCACGGTCAGCGGCAAACAGGGCGGCGAAATCGGAACCGCTGCCGCTCTTTTCCCCAACCTCAAGCGCACGGGCAATGTGGTCAAGGCTGCTGGGGCAATCAGCCGCCTTGCGTCCCATCAGCCACACCGGGCGGGTGTCAATGATGCGGTCAGCCCAAAACACCCTGCCACCCTTGAAGGAGTAAACGGAGCGGGGGACGGTCACACCCAGAATGCGTGAGCGGTTGACCATAAAGGGCAGGTCAAAGTCAAAGACATTGTGGCCCACCCAAATGGTGTATTCTTGTTTTAAGGTGCTTTCCCAAAAGCCCCAAAAGCCCGCCAGCAGGGTTTCCTCCGGCATCCCCTCATCAAGATAAAAGGTGGAGGTGGCTGATTGCATGGTGTTGCCGTCAATCACCTCGCTTGTGCCAATCATGGCAATGCGCCCTGTGACGGGGGACAGGGCGGCTTCAGACAGCCACCGGGCCTTGTGCTTGGCTTCCGCTTCCGCAATCTTGGCGGCAATCTTCTCCGCATCCTTGAGGTTGCCCACCTTGACATCAGCGGGGTCAAAGGGAGGCAGGGAGGCCAGCAGCTTGGCCTCATCTTGGGGTATCGTCTCAATGTCAAAGACGATGGCACGGGTGGTGGGGGATTGGATGCTCATGGGTGTGTTGCGTGGGTTGGGTTGGGATTAAAAAGGAACCTCATCACCCTCATCCGGCAGAGGGGCGGGCTTGGCATCGGGGATGCTGGCGTTGCCCAGGATGGTATCCAGCGCAGCCCGAAGGGTGGTGTCAGTAGCGGAGATGCGGCCCTTGAAAGGCTGGGGCTTCCATTCATTGGCATACCACTTCAAGGTGTTTTCCGGCAGCTCACGGAGCGTCTTGCCTTTATTCTTGCCGAAATGGATTTGCACCGTCCAAGGGTCAGACCCGGCGGCAGGGGCGGCAACGGGGTTGGCCTTGAATCGTGCTTGGTCAATCTTCATCTCTTGGGCTGGGGCGGCTGGGCGGCTTTCCTCCCGGTGATTTTCCAGCGTGGATGAGGGGCTGACATTGGTTCCCGTGTCACCCTCCGGCAAGGCCCATTCCGGCAGCTGGGGCGGGTTCCATTTGAACCATTGCCCATCCTTGGTCTTGCCGCTGTAAGCCCCGTCATCACCAATGATGGCCCAAGCTTCCGGCAGGTCATAAAGATAGCGGCCCACTCCCAGGTTGACAACCGCCCTCTTCATTGCGCCGGACGCAGCCGATTTAAATTGGTCAATGTCCCCGTTGGCTTCCACCGCAGCGGAACCCGTGACGGAGCGGGCAGGGTAGCCTTCCACGCCATCAACCGAGATGGTCACGGTGCAGACAGCGGCCCCGCCAATCGTGGTGAATTGCTCATTGTGGCTCCAATGGGGGCCAAAGGCTTCATCAAGCCGCTCCATCGCAGCCCGGTTGTCAATGTAGGCCAAGCACCTGGCCCAAATGCCCTTGGTTCCGCTGCCGCACATTGCCAGCCGCCATTCAATGCGGTCAGAGGGGAAGGGGCGGCGCAGTATGTCTTGGATGCTCATGGTTGGGTGCGGGTTAGAAAGAGAGGCAAGCGGGGGCCAGCTCCGTGTGGCCCGTGAGCCGCACCGCAATGCTGTTTTCATTGGTGAAATTGGCGGGGTTAATCACCCCGGTCTTTTCCATTTCATACATCAGCTTGAGGGCTAGCCCAATTCGGCGGGTCATCAACAGGTTGGCGTGGCGGCGTTCCTCCTTGGTCATGGTTTCAGCATACAAGCCAAGCCGCCCACAGTTGACCATCACGGCGAACCAATGCTGCTTGGCTTCATCCTCAAGCCTCATGTCGGGCAGGTGGGAAAGCCCGGTTTCATCGCTCACATACAGAGTGATTTCCAGGCTGTCGGGGTTGATGGGGTAGGTGGGGAGCGGTGTGGTGTCGGGCATGGTGCGTGGTGGGTTGCGTGAGTAAATGTGTGCTAGGGTGAACGGGTGTGCAATGGTCAATCAGCGTTGGGTGGTTGGTAAATGTTCACCTAATCGGGAGGCAAGCCGCTGATAGCCCCGCCGCTTCACAGCCGGGGCAGCGTTCACATTGAAGCCCACCTGCTTGGCCCCGTTGAAACCCATTGTCCAGCAGAGCCACAGCCGGGAGGCGGTTGGGGTCAGCCCCCTATCCCTCAAGCGCACCTCATACACCGTCAGCAGGGTCACGGCATAGGCCCGTGCCATCCGTGGGCATCGTGCGCCCGTCTCCCAATCCTGCCGGGGCAACCCGGCAAGCTTGCGGTGGTGGTCTGCGTCAATCCACGCCGACAATTGCCATTGATAAGGGCCAAGGGCATCTCCGGCATCCCCTGTGATGTTGCGATTGCGGGTTTCGGACCACGCTAGGGCATCAAGGAAAGCATCGGATGGGGCGGCTCCCAGGCTGGCACAGGCCAGCATCAGCAGGGCGGCGGCTTTGCTCCGCAGCTCATCAATGAGGCGGTCAATGAAGGCTTGGCGCACCTTGCGGATGTGCTTGCACCGGGTCTTGTCCACCCCGCCAAGCCTAGGGTCAGCCTTCAAGATGGGTTCATGGCGGCAAGTAAAGTCGGGACAGGTGCAACACCCGTTGACCCCGTATGCATCCAGCTGCACCAAATGATGCTCACCGGGCTTGGAGGATGAGGGGACAAGCCAGCGGAGCGGCCCATCGTAGGGCTTGGGCTGGCTCATTTGCGGGCCTTTCCCTTGGAGGGGTGCGACCAGCCGGGGCGTGGCCCCTGCCCACCCCAAGCGAATTCAAACCCGTGGCTTTCAGCCAAGCGATAAAATCTGCGGATGGGCCAACCCGTCTCCCAAGCGGCCTCCTTGACTGTCCAGCCGTTTTGAACCGCCAGCCTTGCCGCCTCAACCGATGTGAGGGGCTTGCCGTGGTTCCCTGTGCGTGTGCGTGTGTGCATGGTGAAATGGTCAGATGTTAAGGAAGCCTTGATTTTGAATCTCCTTGCTTGCGTCATACCGCTTGCTTTCGCCCTTGGGGTATGGCTCAACCAGATATTTTAGACAGGCTCTCATTGCCTTTACCTGTCTTTTGTCACCAACAAAGAAAATATAGCGGTGTTTCCTTGGCCTATCAATATAATAGACATTTTCTGCACCATACTTTTGGCGCAGAAACTCAACCCGTGAATCATGCCCACGCCCCTCATCCCCAATGGTGGTGTGGTGCTTGTGCTCCATGCCCTTCACCATTGGGTCTTTGAAAGCAGCTGATAGCCCCGTGTAAATGAAGTTTGTGGCTTGGTAGATGTAGCCCACATGACCTTGGCCCGTGTCGGCATAGGAAACCACAATGCTTGGCTTGGGAAGCATTGCCAATGAACGCCCGACAAGCATTGATGCCAGGTTTTTCCTGCTTTCGCAGCACAGCCTGTTAAGCTCAAGCACCTTGCTTGCCCACTCCTCACCACAAACACCATCCTTTAAGGTTGAAGAAAGGGGGGTGCCGTATGTCACCACACCCAAAAGGTTGCCATTGAATATGGCTCCAAATGCGTGGGAGATTGGGCAAAGCCTTTTGGCGTAATGCCTATGTAAAAGCCATGGCTTTGCGTCATCTGCTGTGATTCGTTTTATTTCAATTCCCATGTGCGTTGGATAATTCAGATGAGGAAACCCATTGCCCTGGCCCAAGCAGGGTGGCGGTGGATGGTGTCATGGCAATCCCGGCAGACCGGGAGCCAATGGGCCTCATCATTCAACATGGCGTGATTGCGCCCAGCCTTGTGGTGAATGTCTGTTGCCTTGCGAGTGTTGAGGTTCCTGGCGTTGCAACACAGGCAAAAGGGGTGGGCGGCAAGGAACACGGCACGGGCCTTGGAGTAATGCCGCAGCTCGCCCGCCCTGCGTTTGCTCACCCGCTTGAGGGGTGTGCGCTTCAATGGGCCTCCCCGTTTCATCCTTGGGCCTTTCTGAAAAACTCACGGAGTCGGGCAACCATTGCCTCGGCCATGCTGGGTTCAATCGCAGCCATCTTTGCCTCAAGCAAATCCCCGGTGAGGTTGGTGGTGATGATGGTGGGGCGGCGGTCTGCCGTGCGCTCATCAATGATTGCGAACAGGTCAACCGCCAGCCGCTCCGTCAGCTTTTCCTTGCCGAAATCGTCCAGCACAAGGAAGGGGCAACCAATCAGCCGCTCCACAGTCTCGGCGTGGCGTTTGTCACGAAAGGATTTTTCAATGGTGGCCTCAAAGCCCCGCATGGTCAGAAAGGTTGCCGCCTTGCCGTGGTGCTTGGCGTAGGCCATTGCCATGAGGAAAGCCGTGCGGGTCTTGCCCACCCTAGTGGGGCCGAATAGCACCCACGATTCCTTGAGGGCGGGCTGATAGCCACGGGCCACCTCCTGCATCCGCTGGTTGAGCTGATCCAGCACAGTTTCCCTTATCACCTCCGGGAATGCGGCATTGGTGCGCTCCACAGCCTCACCACGGGCCTTGGCTGCGGCCTCCGTCACATCCCTTGCCCTGTCAGCCTCTGCCCGCTGGCTGGCCTTGCAGGGGGTGCAAAGGGTAAGCCCCTCCGCAAGCCATCCACCGCATCCGGGGCAGCGTT